AGCATCATTATGACGAAATATAAGTTCAGCTATTTTATTACCAGCTTTAGCTGTAGTTACATCCAAGGAATTGTCAGCATCATCAGGATAACAGGTAATAGGAGGCACAGTAACACTAAGAGCAGCAATAATAGATTCAAGATATGCTCTATAAATGTTGACCGGCTTGTCATAATACCCCTGATCAGAGTTTTCACCAGCTCTCTCAGATTCAGGAATACGCCAGTCATGCGCAACCTCACTATAATACGTATGCTGAATATTCTCCCACATTAACTTCAATCTACGCCATTCACGTATTTGACGATCGCGCACACCTCTATCTTCATCGTCAAAGTGGTCCACTATAGTTTTTAAGAGGTTCTTGGTAGTATCATCCAATTCTTTCATGATGCTACCTCTTGATGACGTTTCAAATAATCCATTAGTTGAAACAATAAAAATTCATCATCATTAACTAATCCAAGAATTACATTACATCTCTGACATAGCAAATCTCGAATTACATTAGTTTTATGATCATGATCTATTGCAAGGTTTCTTCCAGTTTTACAAGGTTGTTTACAGACTGCACAACCATTTAATTGTAAATCTAATTTCTTTTTATATTCTTCTGGCGTCATGTTATGACGTGCTTTTAGATTATAATGCACCATATTTCTTTTAGCATTATATTCTTTTGCTTTTATTTCCCAACATTCACGACAATGATTTCTAAGATGAAAACCACTAATTACACAATTCTCATCTGTGACAGTTTTGCCACAAGTTCTGCATGAACTACCAATCTTAAAAGCTTTTTTACTCATTGACCGCCGCCACCATAGTATTCAGCCTGTCGTCTTCTTCTCCCTGGACCTATTCGGGGCATTGGAGTATATGAGTAAATTGGCTGATCATTCTCATCATAATCCTCCAAGTTACGTACATCATATCCACCCCTGAATGGTTGATCCGACATAGCATCCATCTTACCCTGACCTATTGACAGAGCAAGATTAGGATTATTCTGATTAGCCTGACCCATTACTGGACCTAACTCACGCTGCATACGACGTTGGAATCGGCTAGTTCCCATATCCCGTGGTTCTGGTCCCGGTCCATAACTCTCAGCTTTAGGCACATCATGTTCATTACTTCGACTATCCAATATCTTCTTCAGAGCTATTGCACCACCTACACCACCTGCAATAGCTCCAATTCCCTTAGCTCCACCCAACTTATCAATGAATCCACTGACTCCACCCTTTTTATTACTAGCTGTCATAGGTGAATCATACATATCATCACCTTCATAGTCAGCAGCTCGATTACCTGCGTAGCCACCACCGAATCGCGCACTTCCCTTAGAGTTAGCACTCATAACCATCGGGTTATCAAGTACACTAGTCGCTTTACCTAGTTTACCCTGCCAACTACTAGGACTAGTTCCACCATACTGACCTGCACCGAATTTACCCATAGCACCCGCACCCGATGCCATTCCAGCTACATTACCAGCTAAATCCAAATAACTATCAAATTTAGATGGTCCTAGTCCTTTTTCAGCATTCTTACGCGCATCTGATGCACTCCATGCGCCCACAGCCTGTTTAGCCATAGGTGCAAAGGCTAGTGATGCACCACCAGTGAAGGGCGCAGCTACGTAGGGTGCAGCTGTAAGGGCTATCTTTCCAAGTTTGTTCCAGAATCCCATGACTACCTCACACTTGGAACAGGTACATCTACTACACCAAAGGCTCGTAGGAGTAACAATACAGAGAAAATGACTACAATTATCCTAATTACTAGCTGAATCGGTGGACTCATTGGAATATATGTCTCGACTAGATAGAGACACAAGCCGAGTACGACGAGAGTGAGAATTAAACTGATCATTTCTTTCTCCCTCCGTATGGATTTCTTAAGTAATAGTTTCTCCAATTATAACCGTATTCGTCAGCTGCATTTTCACGCATAAGTCCTGATGCATGACCCAATTCATGACCTAATATATCTGATCTTTCTGGAGAATATACAGGATACCCTGGATTAATTCCAATACCTTTATCCTGAAGACCATATATTCCCAGTAAATTAGTACCTTCAAATGCATCGATGGGTAGATTAGATTGTACCATCTTCCTCATTGACGCACTGGTTGGACCTAATGAAACTCTACTGACATTTCCTTCTATTTCTGGATGCTTTTTAGCATACATGTACACTTCACGCGCTAAATCTTTGTCACCTACTACTGGTATTTCAGGTCTTCTATTATTTGGGGGATCGACATATGGTAATGGTTCATCAGGATACATCATCCTACCTAACCAATCCATTGTTGGACCGACTCCCCATTTATTAGGCATTAATCTCTAGNTCTTTCTCTAGTTCTTCTATCTCTTGAGCCTTTTCCTTCATTAGCTGTGCCTTCTTNCGGTCCTCAGCTTCTAACATCTGCTGNTTNACTCTCCACGGTATAAATTGTGGAGTNATAGATTTATATTCTTCCTTATCAGTGGAGGGTGGTTCGAGTTTAGAGGGTTCCAATAACCGATTCAGAAGATCACGACGTTCGCGCTCGCTGTTGGCAAGCTGCTCGCGCAATACTTCACACGTATTACATGGCAACTCCTCTAAACCGAACCACTTATACATCAACTGTTTGAACATTTAATGCCTATATCGACTGACTGGACGAATCATATCATCAGAATTCGACTCCACTCTATTCATATTACGATAGAATGCAGTCCAGTCCTGTGATGTATTCAGTTTATTAACCAATGCTTCTTGGGCTTGTATTTTCTTAAACTCCTGATTGGATTCGTCGAAGAATCCTTCTGCCGCGTCAACCAAATACCGTAGTCCATCAATAGGGTCGTCACCCTCGAACTCCGCAATATCTTCTGCCGGTTTATTTCCTTTAGGTTTGTCATAACTACATGCCTTAATAGCTTCAACTAAAATGTCACAACCCTTAAATATCTGAAGTTTAGGTATATTTGATTCAGGTTCTACTGGCTCGAATGACTTCAGGTATGCTTTATACTCGGCTAATCCCCTGTTACGATGAATCCACATTGCATATTCTTCGTTGTACACCAGTTGATCAGCAGGAGTGACTAGTTTAGGCTGCCACCGTAGGTATTCATGTATGAGTAGTTTTCCAGCAATGCGCGAACCGGGAGTATTATTACTAAGTTCGATACTTGTACCGAGTTCTGATTCGATTTGCTCTTGGATTGTGTGCTCTTGTCCTCTATCCTGACCCGCACTCTTACAGAATCGGATAAGACGTGGACACTCTTTATCGATATATAACTTAACGTATGGTGCCCACTCTGCGATTTTAGTCTTAATCCAGTACTGTTCACGATATATGTACACTCTTTTGCTAGGAGATATAGCAGCGTAGCCTATCCATGTCATTGCTGCAAAACCCCAGTCACCAATTACTATTCTGGGCCACCACTGGGGAATGTCGAATTCAGGGATAACATGAATTGCATTCGCTGGTTCGTCTTCAAATTTTCTATCTCTAAACTCATCGAAGACTTGTCCTTGATAAGCGTCCCAGTCACCGAGTAGCTTGGCTTTTCGTTCGGCCTCGATAGTAATACCTTGAAGGGACTGTCTATATGTTGGGTCAATATGCTTGTTATCTTCGAGAGTAGAGTGAATATAAATTCGTTTATTTCCACCTTTACCTACTATTATCTTTCCGCCTTTTGGATATGGCTTAATAAACCTTTTATAAGTCCACGTATGTCCAATGCCACCAGGCATTCCCGCGGCGCGTGTAATGGATGGTAAGCCAGAATCTTTAGGTGCTCTATTCCGTTGAAATGTGATATAGGTATAAATCCATTCGGTAATGGATGTAAGCTCATCAGGGGTATAGAGGCAGATCTGCATCGTGTCATATTGATGTACATCATCTTCATTTTCACAATGCCCCAGAAATATCATTGCTCCTTCATTGGTACCGCCTGTGCCACCATATTGATCCGAACGAGGAAAGGTCCAACACATTTCTGTTTTATTAAGGGTAGCACCAAACCTACGATATAATTCTCTACTTCGTGGAATGATTTCGTTTCTAAGCTCAGGATAAGTTCGTCGCATGAACACTTGCTTAAATTTAGGATGTTCGTGCCATCTATGTACAATGCCGTAGAGAAGGAGTACGTCGGACTTNCCTGATCCTGCTCCACCACCATAGAAAGCCTCCTTTACAGTAGTNGGAATAGATAGAAATANTTCCTGTTTTGGCTCAGGNTTCCANTCATTACTCTGATAAACAGGTTTCTTATCACCCGGAACGTAGTCAGCCATTACCTAAATCTAGGCCCAATACCACGACGTAATGAACTTTGTGGACCATATGATGCTAATGCCTGTTGCATAGGATCTTGTGGTTGCATCATTGGCTGCTGTTGAGCCATTGCATTAGATTCCTGCATTATTGACTGATCAGGTGGAGGAAGCTGAGTATTACTCATACCAGTATTACCATAGCCCATCATATCTTGACGTGGCTGAAATGGCATCTGTCTATTACCACCTACTTGTCTCTGCTGTTTGAATCCGCCTAATCCCATCGCATTACCTAGACCACCCATCATTCCACCCATCATCTGAGGTGTTGCTTGACCCATTCGTCTACCGGGCATTATTCCACCCATCATATTAGAAGATGGTCCAATACCCTGACCGACTTGACCAGCCTGATCGCGCACTTGTTGAAACTTATTCTTCTGTTGTCCTGGTTTCATACCCATTGCAGAACCCATCATTCCAAATGGCATAATGTCTCTCTTTCAATTATTTGTGCGTATCAGACCACGGACGAACTGTTTCAAATGGTAGTACGCCCCATCTGAATGCTGGTGCAGGATCATTAGGTCCAGGACAATGATTACCTATTACATCTACTATCCATATTCCAGTGTTACCCGATGATGCCCTGTATGCGACTACATCACGCGCGGTTTTACTACATGATGCATCTTTACACAAGTAACCCCATCGTTGGTCGCCCGCATGGAATCTTAATTCTTGAACTACTTTATCTAAGAATGCCCACGCTATTTCACCGAACTTCTCTTGACATGAATTTGCCAACAATGTAGCATTAGATAGAGCTACATTCTTAGTAACAGCTTCGCCATACGCGGGTAATGGAATGACTCCACCTGAATTATCTGATCCCGGTATAGTGGGAGATGGCCCGGTGTCTGTACCTGTACTATCCGTATTAGCTGTATTA